GAAACATGGATTGTTTTCGTCTCATTGGTACTCCATTTTCAGCTACAATGATCTCTGATCTTGCTGAACGAACCTCTCCTAATTGCAAATGGTTTTCTATTGATTATTCTGCAGCAACTGATGGACTTTCCTGGAAGTATAGTAAAATGATACTTCATCAGCTTATTTGTGATCTTCCTAAGGAAGATTATGATATAGCTATGTCTGTTCTTGGTCCTCATAAACTATTCTATCCGAATAAAACTGATAAGGTTTTTAAAGGAGTTCAACAGAATGGTCAGTTGATGGGTTCGATTTTGTCTTTTCCTATTCTTTGTTTAGCCAACTTAGGAGTGTATCTTTTAAATACACAAGCATGGCAGAACAAATGGTCATCTGATCATAGATTAAGACATGTTCTTATTAATGGAGATGATATGTTATATGCTGCTCCTGAATCTCTTTGGGCATCTCATATTTCAATCGGTAACAAGATTGGATTAAAGATGAGTCCTGGTAAAGCATATGTTCATAAGACATATCTTAATGTGAATAGTATTTCCGTTCATTATGACCTAAGTGCTTGCTGTATCCGTGGTATTAATACTCAACCATGGCGTATAGACTTTTTGAATACAGGTCTATATTTCAATCAGCATAAAGTAATGAAGGATATTGATTTCCCTAAGTATGATTTTGACGACTTTGGTCATCTCCTTAAAGTTCATTATGGAGAATCTCGACAGGGTAATGAGGGATTGACTAGTAATCTAAATTCGATATTACAGGGTTGTTTACCTGGAAAACAGACCTCAATTCTTTCTTCTTTTCTTTCTCTTTGGAAAGTTGAGTTATTTGGAACACTAAGCTACTACATCGGTAAAGATGTTTTTACACGTAGCTTGTTTGTTAGTGAGTCCTTAGGTGGAGCAGGTGTAGTTCCTCCCTGCGGTTGGAAGTACCGTGTTACTAAGTGGCAAAAATGGTTTGCTCGATGTTATGTTGAGAAAGCTAATGCTTTAGTAACTCGTCAATATCCTTTACCTGGCTATCCTCTTCTCTCTGAAGATACTATGGATAGTCCTTATCGTAAAGTTGATATGGATGATGACGATCCTCGTAAAGCCTTTTCCGATTTTTTCTTCGGAATGTTTAAAAGAGGCTGTGGTCGTGAGCTTAGGAAAATTAATACTAATCTAGGTATTATTTCCTATAGTTTATCATCTCATTCTTTGGTCTTTAATAGATCAATTAGTACTTTCCATTCTTCCTTATGGAGTCATGAGAAGGAGTTCTGGGATGTTGAGTATCGATTTTGGAATACTCTGAGCATCTAACACTTTTAGATTCATGTGACCTGATTAAGTCGTTAAACTAATCCTCAGTACTCAGGGACGTTTCAAAACGTTTTTAAGTATTTTGTTGGGGTTTGTAACCTAATAAGCCAAAACGGTGGTTCCCAGGGTCT